TAAAGATTTCAGTAAAAAATATTTTGAATAAGGAGAAAAAGAATGCAAAAACAACATTATGAGTATTACACCCCAATAATTGAATGGGCTGAACAAAAAGGAATATTAGAAACTGGTAGACTTACCAAACAATTACTTAAGTCAAGTGAAGAATGCCTGGAATTGCAAACGGCGATAGAAAGCTATGAGAATGGCAACAAAGAAGCCATTGAAGAAATTAAGGATGCAATTGGTGATATATATGTAACGTTGGCCATCTCAACAAGAATGAGAACCAAGAACCCATATATAATCTTTAAATTGATTAAGCTTACTGATCACAAATTACCAATGGCCGTTGATTATAAATATTACATCGTGGAGTTGAAAAGGTTAGACCTTAGCTTATACGATACTTTCATTTCAGAGTCAATAACAAACTTAGATTTAAAAGTTGCTAAGTATGTTGAGTTTCTGGACTTTATCGCTAAAGATTACAATTTAACACTTTGCGAATGTATAGAAGCGGCTTATAACGTTATTTCTAAACGAACTGGAAAAATGATTGATGGTAGCTTTGTAAAAGAAAAATAAAATTTTAAGAACTATTAGGAGAGAGGTAAAAAAAATGGATAAAAACAAATTAACAAGCTTTAAAACTATGTTAGAAACAATAAAAGAAACTTATGGTATGGATGATAACATTCTTGCCTTTGAATTAGGAGTAACCCCACTAACTGTTTCAAGATGGTTAGCTGGTAAAGTTAAACCGCAAATTCCAAATTATTTGAAAGTTAGGGATTTATATGATTACGTGCTTGAGAATAACATATCACAAAATAACGTATTGAAAAATAAAGGAAATTTTCAATCAAAATTAATTGAAAATATAGAAAAACTAGAACCGATTTTTAGTGAAACAACTTCAATAATTGAAAAGTCTAAAGAAGTAATTGGCAAAACTAAAGAAGTAATTGAAGAACCTAAAAAACCGTTGAAAGTTGAAGAACCTAAAGAAGTGATTGAAGAACCTAGAAAACTAGAAATAATTAATAATTCTGAAGATATTTTCAACGATGTTAGAAGAGTTTTTTATTCAAGACGCTTAAAACAAGTTTTTGGAATGAATGCATCTAATATTTTAACAACTATTGATCATTGGGTTAATTTTAACGAAAAAGAAAAAAGAAATTTTCATTATGGTGAATATTGGTGTAATACGTTGCTTAGTGTTGCATATATGACTTGGTTTAAATATTCTTTTCCAAGTGAAGCTAAATTTGCTGAAGAAGTAGAAAAGTTATTACAACAAGGTTTATTAATAAAGAAAGTTGTAAATATATCAGAAGATAAACCACCACTTGTTATATGGCGTGTTGACAAGAAACGTTTAACAGACCTTTACAATAAAAAATGCAGCCGTTTAAACCAATAAACAACTGCTTTATAAATTTACTTACTTATATTTTATCACGAAAAGGAGAAATAAACAACATGACAAATAAGAAAGATAATATAAACCCAACACATTACAAAGCTGGGAACGGTGAACTGATAGATGTAATTCAAACTACTGTAAAAGATTTTGGGAGTGTATGTCAAGCTAACATGATTAAATATGCTTTTAGGGCTGATAAAAAGCACAAGGATCCAAGAACAGATATTGAAAAGATTATTAGATATGGTGAGTTTTGGTTAAACGATCTTGAAGGTAAAAAAGCAAGTGAACCAAGACTTGTTAAAGAAGAAACTAACCATCAAGAAGAAGATTTCAGCCCATTTGACAAACTAAAAGAAATGCTATCACCGCAAGAACAAGACTTGATTAAAGATAAAGAGATAGTAATGGTTAGAATTGGCCACGATAATATTTATTTAAATAAAGAAGATGCACAAGATTTCATTCAACTCTTAGGGGGTGCGATTTATGGTGAAGATTAATAAATTAGAAATAGAGAATGTTAAGAGGGTTAAGGCGGTTCAGATAGAGCCAACAGCTAATGGGCTTACTGTTGTTGGTGGTAAGAACGGCCAAGGTAAAACTAGCGTGCTAGACTCAATTGCCTGGGCGCTGGGTGGTAATTCTTACAAACCATCTAACCCACATCGTGAAGGTAGTGTTGTGGCACCGATGATTAGAATACAGCTTGATAATGGGCTTATTGTCGAACGTAAGGGAGATAATGGAACCCTTAAGGTAATTGATCCAAGTGGTAAGAAAGCGGGCCAAAACTTATTAAATAGTTTCGTTGAACAGTTTGCCATTAACTTACCTAAGTTTATGGAGATGAACTCTAAAGACAAGACTAAGGCGTTATTAAATACAGTAGATGGGCTTGGTGAAAAGATTTACCAATTAGAGCAAGAAGAACTAGAAATTTATAATAAACGCCGAACAGTTGGCCAAATTAGAGATCAGAAGAAACATTATGCTGAAGAACAACCATTTTACAAAGAGGTTGGAAATGAAATAGTAAGTGCTTCTGAACTAATTAAGGAACAACAAGAGATATTGGCCAGAAATGGTGAAAATCAACGTAAGAGAGATAATCTGGAGAATTTAACCGCTAGACAAACGCTAGTAATTAATAAAAAGGCTGAATTAGAAAGACAATTGTTAGAAATTAATAACGAGTTAGAAACTCTTGAAACTGATATAGAAACAGCTAATAAAGATGTTGTTGATTTAATAGATGAAAGTACTGAAGAACTTGAACAAAGTATCGAGAACATCGAAGAAATTAATAGAAAAGTCAGAGCAAACCAAGATCGTGAGAAAGCTGAAATGGATGCTGAACACTATGCGCTGCAATACAAAGATTTATCAGATGAAATAGATGCATTACGAGAACAAAAACTAGACTTGTTAAACGGTGCTAATTTACCACTAGAAGGCCTTAGCGTTGATAATGGTGTAATTACATACAAGGGCCAACCTTGGGATAATATGAGTGGTTCAGAACAACTTATAGTAGCAACTGCCATTGTTAGAAAGATAAACCCCCAATGTGAGTTTGTCCTGGTCGATAAGCTAGAGCAAATGGACTTAGAAACATTGCTAGACTTTGCTAACTGGTTGAAAGATAACAAGCTACAAGCAATTGCAACACGAGTAAGCACTGGTGAAGAATGCCAGATTATTATTGAAGATGGATATGTTAAAGAGCGAAAAGTTGAAGAACCAACACAAGTACAACCATCTTGGATGGCAAACAAAGGGGGTGAATTTTAATGAGAATTACAAAAGGCAAACGAGCAAGAGCACAAAAGGTCGTTATATATGGTACTGAAGGAATTGGGAAAAGTTCACTAGCTGCACAATTCCCAGATCCACTTTTCATAGACACCGAAGGATCAACAGACAATATGGACGTTGCCAGACTAGATAAGCCAACAAGCTGGGTGATGTTAAATAATCAGATTGCATTTATTAAGGCAAACCCTACTGTATGTAAAACGCTGGTAATAGACACTATTGACTGGGCTGAGTCGCTTTGTGTTGATAATCTTTGCGCTATGCATGGTAAGAAAGGTATTGAAGATTTTGGTTATGGTAATGGTTATGTATATGCAAAAGAGGAAATGGGACGTTTCCTAAACAGATTACAAGACTTAATTGAAATAGGTATCAACGTGGTACTTACAGCACATGCGCAAATTAGAAAGTTTGAATTACCAGATGAAATGGGATCATATGACAAATATGAACTTAAGTTAGGTAAAAAGACAAGTTCACAGACAGCGCCACTTGTAAAAGAATGGGCTGATATGGTTCTGTTCTGTAATTACAAAACGTATCTAATAGCGCAAGAGGGTTCAGCTAAGAAAAAGGCACAAGGTTCACAGCGTGTAATGTACACAGAACATGCAGCGGCCTGGGATGCTAAGAATAGACACGGGTTGCCAAGTGAATTGCCACTTGATTACAGTGGAATAAAACATATTTTCGAGCAACCAGAACCGCAACCACAACCAGTGGAACAACCTAAGCCAGATGAACCTAAAAAAAGTGGTAACGAAGTAATAGAAGATAATTTCAAAGATATTATTACAGAAGTGGCCAATAAGCCAGTTGAAGAACTAGTTAATCCGTTTAAACCAGATAAACCAGATTATATCCCGCAACCTTTATGGGACTTAATGCAGCAAGATGGAATTACTGAAGAAGATATCAAGCTTGTTAGTGAAAGTAAAGGTTATTTCCCTAAAGGAACGCCAATGAGTGTTTATAACGAACAAGGTTACTTAACTGGTTACATTATCCCTAAATGGGAAGGCTTAAAACAATTATTAAAAGAATTAAAACAAAAATAAAAACAATATAAATTTTAAGGAGATTTTAAAAAATGATGAATAACAATACAAATTTTAACAACAACTTTGAAAGAGAATTAGACTGGGATGCTGAGATAGTAAAAGATAGTGAGTTCGTATTATTACCACAAGGACTTTACCAATTTACTGTTGAAGGTTATGAAAGAGCGCAACACGTACCAACTAACCCTAATGCTAAATTACCAAGTTGTCCTAAAGCGATTGTATCAATCAACATAAAAGCTAATGAAGGTGAAACAACGCTTAAGCATAATCTTTTCTTACATAGTTCTGTTGAAGGTTTACTTTCAGCATTTTTCGGAGCAATTGGCTTTAAGAAAAAAGGTGAACCATTAAAAATGGCGTGGAACCAATTACCAGGAGCAACTGGAGTATGTAAAGTAGGAATTAGAGAACACAACGGAAACCAATACAATGAAGTGAAAAGCATGATATATAAAGATGATGTTGATATTACAAAAGTACTTAACGTACAAAACCCGTTTGCACAACCTAATTTCAACCAACCGCAACCACAACAGCCAACTTGGAATAACCAAGGAAATAACTCACAAGGCGGGTTCTAATAATGAAGCTTAGACCTTATCAAGAAGAAGCAAGGGTTAAGGTTCAAAAAGAATGGGAAGGGGGCGTTAACAAAACGCTCCTTGTCCTGCCAACTGGTTGTGGTAAGACTATTGTATTTTCCAAAATAATAGAAGATAGAGTTAAACAAGGTGATAGGGTGCTTATATTAGCACATAGAAGCGAATTGTTAGAACAAGCAAGTGACAAGCTTAAAAAGAGTACTGGACTTAATACAGCCCTTGAAAAAGCTGATAGTACTTCTAAAGATACTTGGTTTAGGGTTGTCGTTGGTAGTGTTCAGACTTTACAACGTGAAAAAAGGCTTAACCAGTTTGATAAAGATCACTTTGATACTATTGTAATTGATGAAGCACATCATTGTATATCTAACAGTTATCAGAATGTACTTAACCATTTTGATAAGGCAAAAGTACTGGGGGTTACTGCTACACCTGATAGGGGTGATATGAAGAACCTGGGAACTTATTTTGAAAGCTTGGCTTATGAATATAAAATCGTGGATGCTATCAAAGAAGGATATTTAAGTAAAATACAAAGTTTAACCATACCATTGAACCTTGACTTAAGCGGTGTATCAACTCAAAACGGAGATTTTAAGGCAAGTGATGTTAGTAATGCGCTTGATCCATACTTAGAACAAATAGCTGATGAAATGGTAAAACATTGTAAGGATAGAAAAACGGTTGTATTTTTACCACTAGTCGCAACAAGCCAAAAGTTCAGAGATATTCTTAACTCAAAAGGGTTTAAAGCTGCTGAAGTCAATGGAGAAAGCAAAGATAGAGCGCAAATATTAGAGGACTTTGACAAAGACAAATACAACGTATTATGTAACTCTATGTTACTAACAGAAGGTTGGGATTGCCCAAGCGTTGATTGTGTGATTGTGCTTAGACCAACAAAGGTTAGGGCTTTATATTCTCAAATGGTTGGCCGTGGTACTAGATTACATCCAGGAAAAGAAAACTTATTATTATTAGATTTCTTATGGCACGTTGAAAAGCACGAGTTGTGCCGTCCTGGCCACTTGATTGCCAAGAATGAAGAAATTGCTAAAAAGATTACTGAATTAAGTGAAAAAGAGGTAGGAAACGCGGTTGACTTAGAAGAAATAGAAGTTAAGGCAGCTGATGAAGTTATACAAGATAGAGAAGCAAGCCTTGCTAAACAACTTGCTGAACAAAGGCGCAAAAAAGGAAAACTAGTCGATCCGTTACAATTTGAAATGAGTATTGCTGATGAAGATCTTGCCAATTATGTGCCAAGTTTCTTAAGTGAACAAGCCCCACCAAGTGAAGCGCAAATAGAAACGCTTGAGAAGATGGGAATTAATGCAAGTGCTATTGATAATTCTGGTAAGGCAAGCTTGTTGATCGATCGTGTAATTAAAAGACGTGAGATGGGGTTTGCTACACCTAAACAGATTAGGTTGTTAGAAAGTAGAGGTTTCAGAAAGGTTGGTAACTGGAGTTTTGAAGATGCTAACAAGATGATTACTAGAATAGCAGCAAACGGCTGGCGTTTACCTAGAGGAATGGTTGCAAAAGATTATAAGCCAAAAAGTATGATGAATTAGGAAGGAATAGAAAGTATGAATTTTTTAGACTTATTTGCTGGAATTGGTGGTTTTAGATTAGGAATGGAACGCGCTGGCCACAAATGTGTTGGATATTGTGAAATAGATAAATATGCAAGATTAAGTTACAACGCTATTCACAATACAGAAGGAGAAATAGACTATAAAGATATTACAGAGGTGACTAATGAAGAATTTAGAAAGCTTAGAGGCAAGGTCGATGTTATTTGCGGGGGATTTCCCTGCCAAGCCTTTTCAATTGCTGGTAACCAATTGGGATTTGAAGATGCTAGAGGAACTTTGTTCTATGAAATTGCTAGAGCGGCTGAACAAGTCAAACCACGCTATTTGTTTCTTGAAAACGTTAGAAACTTATTATCACACGACAAGGGAAAAACGTTCGCGCGAATGCTTAAAATCTTGGATGAACTGGGGTATGATGCAGAATGGCAAGTGCTTAACAGTAAAAATTTCGGAGTGCCCCAAAACAGAGAACGTGTGTTCATTATTGCACATCTTAGAGGAGAACGTACCTCAAGAGTTTTTCCTATCAGAGGAAAAGACGAGAAATTTAATACTGATGGAGAGATAAACCAAGTAGGAAATATAGGTAAAAGCGATAATTTTGGAGGAAACCCGCAAGTTACTAGAGTGTATGATATTAATGGAATTTCACCAACTTTAAACACTATGCAAGGTGGTGGGAGAGAACCTAAAATACTAGTCAAAGAAGCAACAAAACAAGGTTATGCGGTTGCTGATGTTGGAGATAGTATTAACTTCTCACATCCCAACTCAAAAACCCGCCGTGGTCGAGTAGGGAAAAATATTGCTAATACACTTCTTACAAGTGATGAACAAGGGGTTGTATTATCAGATTACAAGATTAGGAAACTTACACCCCGTGAGTGTTGGAGATTACAAGGTTTCCCAGATTGGGCGTTTGATAAAGCACAAGAAGTAAATAGTAACAGTCAGTTATACAAACAAGCTGGTAATAGCGTTACAGTGAATGTAATAGAAGAAATAGCGAAAAGATTAAGATAAAAAGAGTAAGGACATTTAAAAATGCAGAATGTAATATATGACATATTATATGCACTAGATATAGTAAGTTTCATTATAGCGGTTGTAATGATAGTAAGTTTTATAGTTTCAATCGTTAGAGATAAAAGAGCAAAGCATAGAAAAAAATGATAAAGGAAGTCAAGAATGGATAACAAAAAGAATTTAATAGAATTATTAGAATACATTAACCCTGCTATTCTTGATTATCAAGAATGGGTTAACGTGGGAATGGCTATGAAACACGAAGGTTTAACAGCACAAGAGTGGGATCAATGGTCGCAAGCTGATCCAAGATATAAGCCTGGTGAATGTTTTAGAAAGTGGGAAACTTTCCAGGGTTCTAGCGCTGGCAAGCCCGTAACTGGTGGAACGATATACCAGATGGCTGTTGAGAATGGATATTCACCAGTATATATGGACTTTGAAAACTCACATGCACTTAATTGGGATGATGAAATTAATAACGATGGTGATTATAAGTTCATTGATAAAAGCTGGATAGAAGGAAAAGAAATACAAGAGCCAACACATTGGCAACCAGCCCAAGAACTGATTACTTATTTAGAAACACTGTTTCAAAGTACAGAGAACGTTGGTTTTGTAACCGAAACTTATCCCTTAGAAGATAAAGAAGGTAATACTGTTCACAAGCCCAAGAAAGGTGTATTTGATAGAACAACTGGCCACTTAATAGAAAAGCTTCACAAGTACAAAGATGATATAGGTTTTGTGATTGGTGATTATAACAAAGAGGCTGGGGCTTGGATAAGGTTCAACCCGTTAGATGGTAAAGGCGTTAAAAACGATAACGTAACAGAGTTTAGGTATGCACTTGTTGAAAGTGATAGAACAAGCATATCACAACAAAACGCTATTATCCGTGAGTTAGAGTTGCCAGTAGCATGTCTTGTGCATAGTGGTGGTAAGTCAGTTCATGCGATAGTTAAGATAGATGCTAGAGATTATCACGAGTACCAGAAAAGGGTTGATTACTTATATAAAGTATGTGCTAAGAACGGCTTAGCGGTTGATACTCAAAATAAAAACCCATCGCGTTTAAGTCGTATGCCTGGAGTAATTAGAAACGGTCGTAAGCAATTCTTGATAGATACTAACATAGGTAAGCAAAGCTGGGATGAATGGTTTGAATATATAGAAGATTTAAACGATGACTTACCAGATCCAGAGAACTTGGAAGACTTCTGGGACGATATGCCAGAACTAGCACCAGAATTAATAAAAGGTGTGCTTAGACAAGGCCATAAAATGCTAATCGCTGGGCCTTCTAAAGCTGGTAAGAGTTTTGCATTGATAGAGATGGCCATTGCTATTGCTGAAGGTAAAAAGTGGCTTAATTGGGAATGTGCGCAAGGTCGTGTATTATATGTGAACTTAGAACTGGATAGAGCCAGCTGTTTACATAGGTTTAAGGATGTGTACACAAGTATGGGGCTTAGTGCTAACAACTTACAGAACGTGCATATATGGAACCTAAGAGGGAAAACAGTACCAATGGATAAGTTGGCACCAAAACTAATCAGAAGGGCCCACAAGAAGAATTACACGGCTGTAATTATAGATCCTATTTACAAGGTTCTTACTGGGGATGAAAACAGTGCTGACCAGATGGCACATTTTACTAACCAATTTGATAAGGTTGCTACAGAGTTAGGGTGTTCGGTTATTTACTGCCACCATCATTCTAAAGGTTCGCAAGGTGGTAAAAAATCAATGGATAGGGCCAGTGGTAGTGGAGTGTTTGCAAGGGATCCAGATGCATTAATAGACCTGGTTGAGTTGGATATTCCAGAAACGCTGCTTAAGACTCAAATTAATAACGAATTAGTTAAGTTTTACGAGGATAGAATTAAAGCCCTTAACAACAAGTATTACATTACAAAAATTGGTATGGATGACCATTATGATTACGAGAAGATGAAATACCATGCTGAACAGAGTTTAAGTGGCCATTTAATGGAAGTAAGAGCAAAAGCCAAGGAGATAGAAGCTAAAGTCAAACAACAAACAGCTTGGCGCGTTGAAGGTACTTTAAGGGAGTTTGCTAAGTTTGAGCCAGTCAATATATGGTTTAATTATCCAAAACATACCATTGATGATGTTGGTGTACTTGCTGACTTAGAAGCTGATAACAATGATAATAAGTATAGTAAGGCCAAGAAAGCACGTACTGAACAAAACAGCGAAAACAATAAAGATAATATGCTGGAATTTGAGATGGCGGTTGAAAATTGTGTGTTTGAAGATGAAGAACCCACAAAAAAAATGGTAGCTGATTACTTAGGTGTAAGTGTAAGAACTATAGAAAGAAAACTGGAAAATAGTAAAAAATTTAGGTATGATAAGGACTCGAAAACGATAAAAAAAGTTGCGACACGACAGACAAAAGGTAGTCGTGTCGAAGGTTAAAATCTTGCGACACGACATAAAAAAGTAGTCGTGTCCGACATGTCGGCGACATAAATTTTTGTGTCGTGACGTGCGACACGACAGCCCTATACTTAAAAGTATAGTATTGGTGACGGAAAGTGTCCGACAGTACAAGTGTCCGACAGAACAAGGGGGTTAAAAACTCCCCCTTGTCTGTACGTACATTGTCCTGTACTTCCCGCCCATGACCAAAATAAAAAAATGGAAAATGGTAAAAAAATAAAATGGAGTTAAGGAAGTGAAAATTAAAAATGGCAATTCAATTTTTTGTCCCGCTGAAAAAAATACCAAAGGTAACTCACCAGGATAAAATTATTTCAGTTAAAAATGGTAAACCAATTATTTTTGACTCACCACGTTTAAAAGAAGCAAAAAGCATTTTTGAAAATGGTCTTGCTGGGTTTGCTCCTAAACATAAGGATGAAATGTTAAATGCGCCTATTGGTGTTGAATTGTATTGGTGCTTTCCAGTAGAGAAAGATAAGGTACCTGGTGACTATCATGTGGTTAAGCCAGATGCTGACAACTTAGCTAAGACTTTTATTGATAGAATGACTTATATGGGCTTCTGGAGAGATGACTCACATGTCAGCAAGATTGTTAGTGAAAAAAGGTACGATAAATTCAGTGGTGTATTTGTTAAAGCTTACGAGCTGTAAGAGAAGGTAGGATAACAATGGTTAAGAAGATTAAGAAAAAAAAGAGTAAACAAGATAAAAAAAGAATTAGCGCCCAGGAACGTATCCAAGAAGAAATGGCTTTTAATAAACGTGCTAAGGATCTGGCCAGCTTGGTGAACTTAGAAAAGAAGGTTATGTTTGTTGATTGTGCATTGGCAATAGCATGGACTTTAAGACAAGATCATCATTTTGGTAAGAAAAGATTGATTGATTTCTTGGATAGGTACCTGGATGTAACACTAGATTGGAGAAGCGGTCGTTATTATGATCGTGAAATGATGCTAGAAACATTACAACAAGAACTGGGCTTTGACTTTGAAACTTATATGGTGGAACAGATGAAAAACCATGTTGATAAGTTGATGGCCTGGGAACTAGAAGAAAAGGAAGGTGATGGCAATGGAAAGACAACGTAAGTTTAGAAGTAAATTTGATAAGGTGATGCATGAAAAAGGAATAACGGCGGTTGAGTTATCTGAAAAAACTGGGCTTGCTATTGGGAGTATTAGAAACCTAAGAAGAACGGGTGTTGAACATTGCCGTTACAGAACTTTAAAGAAATTATGTGAAGCGTTGGGGGTGAAGGGTTATGAA